CATTTCATTAATATCTAACACAACTTGGAAAGAAGCGGTTCCAAATAGACCTTCTTGACCACACATCACATTAGCAGATATTCCTCGTAAAGTATCTAATTCGGCATGTCTCGCAGCTTTCAAGAACATTTCAGGAGTTTCCTCAAAGGATGCTTTAGCAATTGGACCAATATCATCATTATTAATTCCATGTCTAAAAATAGATGTCATTCCATCATTCGTTGTCATTCTATCACATAATACACTTAAATGATGATAATTAATATAGGTTCCTTCAGCTTCAATTGTTTCTGATAATTCATTGAAAATTGCCTGTCGAGCTGCCTCAATACCTAAAACCTTATGAATTTCTTGAATATCATTTGTAACTGTTCTATAAGCATCAATATAATCCAGTGATAGAATATCAAGCAAATTTGTTCCTACAGTATCTAGAACCCATGTCTCATGTTTTACAAATCCATCTTCTTCAAAATCAACATAATTGTCAATCTTTCTAGGAATTACTTTTGTAATATGCTTAACTCCTCTCAATACAATATTATCTAAAATATGGTCCTGGAAATTTTGTAATAGATAAATCTCATCCGACTGGTCTAGCGGATTCGTCTTGGTCAATTGCTTTTTCTTATTCAATAAATTATTAATTCTAATTCTGAAAATTAGCTTATCAGAATTGTAATCTGAAAATACACAATCAATATCGTCCTTCAAACTATTTTTAATAGCAAAGTGAATATCATCCATCGTAATATTTTTATCTAACATTTCTTCCATGTTCATTTCCATACGAATAATCCATTTAGAACGTTTGATATCATCACCACTTTCAAATGAACTAGCACATTCTGTAACCATTTTTTCAAATATCTTATATTGTTCTACAATCACTCTATCCTCTTCAATTAAAGTATTACTATCATCTGGGTCAAAACAAATTTGAATATTATCAACCACTTCCCTCAAAGTTGTATGCTCTAGACGATGCATGTTTTCCATCGCATTTTTCTGATTACGTTCCTCATCTTTTCTAAGATATACAGTACACGATGGGTTTTTAGGATTATCTGATAATGATAAGATTTCCTCAATACGAGGAACACCACGAGTTACATTTGATTTACTGCCTACACCAGCAAAGTGAAATGTATTCAGAGTCATCTGTGTAGTGGGTTCACCAATCGATTGAGCAGCAATCATACCAACCATTTCTCCTGGAGCTACAATCGATTTATTATAATATAAGACAATTTGATTCAATAATAGAGTAACAGCATCACTATTAAATGATTGTACCATCAATAAATGTTTAGGAGATAAGTAATAATAATACAATACTTTAAATAATTCAGTAGGACGAACATATTGATTACTCATTAAAATATCATACATTTTATCAATCGCAGTAAATACCTCTAGCGGAGTAATATCGCAAATAGAACCTGCATCAATTCTTAATTGTCCCTTAATGTTATTAATAATATATTTAAACGCCACTGGAACATTTACACGCATATCATCTGTATATTTGAAAATATTTTTTACAATTTCTTTTTGTTGATTAAGCATATATTCAATCATCTCAGATGTTCTCTTTTTCAATAAAGCATCCTGACGTTTCATACGTTTAATTGCTTCTGGTGTAAAATTCGTAATATAAACACTATCATTTAAATTTTGTGTTGGCATCTGGAAATGAGCGTAAATTTGCTCATAATTCATTGTAACAATCGGAATTTCTTGATTTTCCACTTTTACAGGGTCAATACTATCTTCGCCGTATGAAAATTGGACAATACGACGTTTTCCATTTCTCACCGTCATGTCATATTCTACTTTAAGGTCCTCCAATCCTTTAATAAGACGTCTCTGAATATAACCAGTTTGACTTGTTTTTACTGCTGTATCAATAAGACCAACACGACCACCCATAGCGTGGAAGAACAACTCATCTGGTTCAAGACCTGAAATAAATGAATTCTCAACAAAACCTCGAGCTCTAGGACTATCATCAAACTTAGAATAATGTGGTAGTGTTCTATTTTCAAACCCATACGGAATACGTTTACCATCTACATTTTGCTGACCCAACGTAGCAATCATTTGAGAAATATTTAAATCACTACCCTTTGAACCAGCATTTACCATAATAACAAATCGGTTATCTTTACTCAAACTTTGACGACCGATTTTACCAGCATCATTTGCTGCTTTATTCAGAATATTATTCACTTGTGTTTCAAACTCCTCCTCGTTTGTCTTTCCAGTTTTATTTTCAAAAATACCCAAGTGGACCTGGTCAATTAAATTCTTAACATCCATTTTTTTAGAATTAATAGCACTCGTAATTGAATCATTTGTTTTAGAATCAGCAATTAAATCACTAATACCTACACTATAAGAAGAAGTTTTCATATATTCAGTAACGATACTTTGTAAATCATCAATAAAATCAGCCACTGCCTTGTATCCAAAATCATTATAAATACGATGAATCAACCCTTTTGTAGTATCACCCAACACACCCTTTTCCATTTGTCCTCTAAAATAATCGCCATTAAGAATATCCAAAAAGTTATTTGATGATTTTACATCTTCACTATCTTCAAAACGTTTTGTTTTATACATTAATGTCATAGGGGGCATAATATTAGACAATAACTGAAAACTATCAATATACCCTTTATTAGAATCAAAATAATCTGATAATTTTTGAATGTTAATTTTATTGATTCCAATCAATAAATTCATTGCCTGTCTTGGGTCAAAATTAATATTTTCTCTTGTTAAACGAAACGCACCAATCATATTATCTTGGAAAATACCAATAATTGGCTTGTTATTCGCAGGGCTAATAATTTGGTATGGAATTGCTGCCAAATGCTTTAATTCAATCTCACTTTCATCATCTTGAGGTACGTGCATATTCATCTCCATGAATACCCCTAATGTTTCCAAAAGGGACGGACTGTATCTTAAGCAAGTTCAGGATGGTTAATCCATCATAACTTACCGACACCCGTTCAGTCTCTGAGTGCCTTCCATATCCTTACCATAACGGACGTAGGAAGTAACACTGCGGATTACCCAATCCTTTACATTATTACCATTGGGTTCGGCTATTAACCGAGTTCCTCTGTAACATTTCTGCTACTGAGTGGTAGTAAAGGCTCTAAGGGAGTTCCCGCATCAAGGTTGTCTTGCCATTTTAGTATATCTAATATAAACATTCTTGCTCTATTTTTAATTTCATCAATAGTTTCATGTTTACCCACAAAATTAATTTTTTGTTTTCCTAATCTAACACGAACATATTCATAGTTTAATATATTATTTTTTACTATTTTTATATATTGGTCAATATTTGTTCTATCAATTAATGAATTTTTACATTTTTCAAATTTCTGATTATAATGTTGTTTTTGAGTCATATACATACGTTCCAAACATATATTTGGATTATTCTCATTATATTCATTTAATCGTCGTGATATCAAACTTCTAGTATAATCACTATGTTCTTTCTTAGTTTTCATTTTTGATATTTGTTCAATATCACGAGTATAATTGACATTATTAATCTGACCTTTTTTATTCCCTAATTTTTGACCACCATCCGTCAAATTGTAACCATTTGGAAATTTTGAATTGTATAATGATATATAATTGATTTCATGTTTATCCAATTCATCAATTGGACATGTTATAATTAATTCGCATGTAAAATTATCTACTCCATATTTTATTATCGCATTGTTTAGATAAGTACATCTATTTTTTTTATTAATATTTTTAGCTTCACTAATATGGTCTTTAAATCTTCCAATATAACCAAAAGGTCTGTATTTTCCTTTATTTAGACGATGACTTCTTGTTTGACCAATATAACATTTGTTGTTTATATTATTAATAATTTTATATATATGACCAATTACTTTGTGGGATTCATGAATTTCAAATAGTTCTTCCATATTTTGTTATAGAGCAAGTATTGTTTATATTGATTTACTAAAATGACTAGGCGATTACATTAATTCACAATGAATCAGTAGACATTACAACGTTTTCATTACTAAGTATTGTCTACAACTTAGTAAACGTTCGCCTGTTGGAGACAAGATGATTATTTATCTCCATCAAAATCAGCATTGTAGGGCTTTGTACACGCGACATTCATTCTAAACGTATCACCCTGCGGCATTACCCGAACGATATGACACATCATGCTCATACGATGTAGGGTAGGTTGCCGATTGAATAGAACTCCGTCGCCATCCATAATATGACGATGAACAATGTCACCATTTTCAAGAACAATTGATTTTCTGTCAACATGTCTTAAAGAAATGGTTTCGCCTGTTTTTTTCTCGAGAATTTTAGCACCAGGATGAATATCAGGGCCATTTTGAATTAATTTCAAAACAAAATTTTTATTCCTGTCATTGACAACAACAGGTTTAGTAATATTTTTAGCAATTTTAAGAGGAACACCTAATTCCCTAATGGAAATATTGGGGTCAGGTGTAATGACAGAACGTGCTGAGAAATCAACACGTTTTCCCATCAAGTTACCTCTTACACGTCCTGTTTTACCATTTAAACGTTCTTTAATTGATTTCAAAGGACGACCCGAACGCTGTGCTACAGCAGCAACACCTGGAATATTATTATCAACAAGTGTCGCAATATAATATTGTAAAATGGTAGTCCAGTCATCAATTTGATTGGCAGGAGCATTTTGTGAAATACGTTCTTGTAATGTTTTATTGTGTTTGATAATATTTACTATAATATGACTTATATCATCTTCGCTTCGTTGTTGTGAATCATGTTTAACTGAAGGACGAACCGCAGGAGGAGGTACAGCCAAAACTTGACAAATCATCCAATCAGGCCTAGACCAGGTTGGACTGAATCCCATAAAGGAGACATCTTCGTCTGAAATTCTTCTAAATATTTTCAATACAAGTTCTGGTGTAAGTTTAACGCTTAATTTATCACTATCTTCAGCATCAAGTCCTTCCATATTTTGCCATTCAGCGATGATTGTAGCAAGACCTTCTTTTTTAATTTTGGAAGGTTGTTTAGTACCACAACCATCATCTGAATCTTCGCCACATCGTTTAATTTTACTGGCATGTGAAAATACAAAATTCCATCTTTTATAAGAAGGCATATCAAGGGCTTGTTTATATTTTGTTTTACTAATTAATAATTTACTACATTTATAACACACGCATCTAATTATTTTCATAATAGTAGAAAGATATTGATGATAAAATACAGGCTTTGCTAATTCAATGTGACCAAAATAACCAGGAGTATCCATATAATTCATACCATCAGTAGGACAAATTAAACCAGGTTCTAGTACACCCATTCTGGGGTCAAAAAGTCCACCGATAACAGGTTTATTATTAATATATGTATCTCGGCTAGTAATTTCAGTCACTGAACTTTTTCTAATTTCATCAGGAGATAAAATACTAAATTGAATTCCAATAATTTTGGCAGGAGTTCGTTGTTTTGTGATTGAGCTTTTAGCCTTGTACATTCCTTCTTATATAAAATACACAATATTTAGATTATTTTATTTCAATTTTTATTATAATATATAAAAAAATTGAAATTGTAAATTGATATAAATAAAAATTACAGTATCAATTAATATGTCCGAAAAGATTAATTCTGCTAAACCTAATAATATGAAGCTTCGTAATGGTAAAACGTATGAAGTTTCTAAAAAAAAATATGTCTCTTCGTCTGATGATAGTAGCAGTAGTTGGATTGATGATGAAGAGGAAGAAGATAGTAATGAAGAAGAAAAATTCGATGTGAAAGAATTTCGTAATTTACTAGCTGATTTATATCCATCAAAATATAGTATTGAAAAGGCAAAAAATACTCCTTCAAAATCAAAAAAAATGGAGGAATCTTCTGATAAATCATCGATTGATAAATATACGAAGACTTCAACTAAATCTAGTGTAAAAAAATCTATGCCTAAACAAAAAACAGAAATTAAAAAAAATAAAAAGATTGAAAATGATAAAACCCCTCCTTCAGATGAAGAAGAAGAAGATACTGAAGAAGAAGATTCCGTCGAGGAGCTTTATCATAAAGCTGGAATTAAACCAGGAAAAATTAATATTATCTTTACAATGGCTGGTAATAAGTTTGGCGAAGAAGATGATTCTGATTATGACGACGAGGATGATTCTGATTATGAAGACGAAGATGATTCTGATTATGAAGAAGAGGATGAATGTTGTGAAGAATGTGATGGAGAATACGAAGAAAACTCGGATGATGAAGAGTATGAAGATGATGATTGCGAAGAAGAAAATGCTTGCGAAGAAGAAGACCAACCCAAACAAAAACGCACTACAAAATTAAAAGATGATGAAATTATTGCTAAATTTAAAGATATGACTGAAAAATTACTAGCATCTGGCAATAAGAATAGTGCTATTCTTAAAAATATTTCAACTATTACACAAAAATATGAAGAAGAAACAAAAAAGAAGAAACAACAACAGTTGAATAATAAGAAAAAGAAAAATCTTAAACAGTTTAAAAAATTATTAAAAACAAATTACATTACAAATGATGTTACGTTTTTCAAACAAAAGTTAAATTGTGATGAACAAGATTTAATCTTAAAAGAAATGGAATCTATTCAAAAAATGACAAAAGTAGAAAAACCTTATAGACTTACACTATTGGAATCAAATATCCCTACTGAATTTAAGTCATGTGCGTTAAGAAGACTTAATCAATTGAGATATATGGAACCTGGTAGTGGAGAATATTATAAAATTAAAAATTGGATTGATACATTTATGCAAATACCGTTTGGAACTTATAAAAATTTACCAGTTACTTTAACTGATGGTGTTAATAAATGTCATGAATTTATGGATAATGCTAAAACGTGTTTGGATAAAGAAGTATTTGGTTTGAATGATGCTAAGATGCAGATTATGCAGATGATCGGACAATGGATAGCAAACCCTGAAGCGGTAGGCACCGCAATCGCAATTCAAGGACCTATGGGAACAGGAAAAACAACATTAGTTAAAGATGGAATTAGTAAAATTTTAAATCGAGAATTCGCATTTATTGCGCTTGGTGGAGCAACTGATAGTAGTTTCCTAGAAGGTCATTCTTACACATATGAAGGTAGTACATGGGGTAAAATTGTAGATATATTGATTAAATGTAAATCAATGAATCCAGTAATTTATTTCGACGAATTAGATAAAGTGAGTTTGACTCCTCGAGGTGAAGAAATTATTGGCATTCTAACTCATCTTACTGACACAAGTCAAAATACAAAATTTCATGATAAATATTTTTCAGAAATTGATTTTGATTTAAGTAAATGTCTATTCATTTTCAGTTACAACGATGAAAGTAAAGTAAATCCAATTCTAAGAGACAGAATGTACAGAATTCACACTTCTGGTTATGATAAGAAGGAAAAAACATCTATTGCCAAAGATTATCTATTGCCTAAAATCATGGAACAAGTTAAGTTTGAATCAGGACAGATTAATATTCCAGATGAGACGATTCAATACATTATTGATAATCATACTCAAGAAGAAAATGGTGTACGAAATCTAAAACGATGTTTAGAAATTGTTTATACAAAATTAAATTTGTATAGACTTATGAAACCAGGCACAAATTTGTTTGAACAGGAAATGTCTCTTAATATTGAATTCCCTCTTACAGTT